GGAGGGCCAAGTGCGTAGGTCCGAGCAGGAGGAACTCGGGCCGTCCTTTGTGCGGCAGGAGCCACAGGTCGGCACGCGTAGTGTATCATGTGCCACCCGTTCCTGTCAAGGGAGGGAAGTATGGCGGAGTGGCGGAAGGTCCACACGAGGTTCTGGCGCGATCCCGAGGTGCTGGACATGACACCGGAGGACAAACTGTTCTATCTGTACCTACTCACGAACCCGAACACGACGGCGTGCGGATGCTACGAGCTACCACCGAAACTGGCCGCCGCCGAGATGGGTTACAGCATAGATACCGTGAACCAACTGATCGAACGGTTCATCAAGTACAAGAAGATCCTGTACGATCCAGAGACACGCGAGGTCCTGATCCTCAACTGGCTGCACTACAACCGTCCATCACAGCGCGGCTGGTCACAGAAGATCTACAAGCGCGACGTAGAAGCGATCCGGTCAAAGGCCTTCCAGGAAGCAATCGAACGTTCCGGCAGCGGCGAGGTAGAAGTGCCGACCGGTAGCAACTCTGAGGTCACTACGGAGTTACTACGTAGTAACTACGGAGTTACTACGGAGCAACTACCGAGTAACTCCGGAGCAACTACGGAGCAACTCCGTAGTAACTCCCCTATAGAAGTAGAATTAGAAGTAGAGGTAGAAGTAGATAAACCCTCTTGTAAGCATTCGGCGCGCGACACGCGCGCCGAGGAGGTGCTCCAGTATCTCAATGAGCGCGCGGGGAAGCGGTTCCGCCATATCCCTGCCAACCACAAGCACATCAAAGGACGCCTGCGGGAAGGAGCAACCGTTGAGCAACTCAAGCTCGTGACCGACTATCAGGTAGCTCAGTGGCTGAACGATGACAAGATGCGGCAATACCTGCGGCCCAGTACGTTGTACTCCTCGGAGCACTGGGACGAGTACCTGATGGCGGCGCAGGAGTGGAATGCCAAGGGACGACCCAGTAACGGTAAGGGTCAGGCCGACTGGCGTGTCGAGCGGATAGAGGAGTTACGGAAACAGGTCCGTCGGATAGACGGGGAACTCGTGGTCTTGGACAAGCGTCTGGAGGTGGGAGGAGACGAAACTGACATGGCGCGTCACGATGAACTCATTGCTCTACGGGAGAAGCTCGTTGATGAGGGGAAGAAGCTTGCGGGTCAACTTGCCGGGAAATGGGAGAAGAGATGAAGGTCACATTGCTGGCGATTACAGAGAACGCAGAGTCACTGATCGCCATGGCGGCCAGGGTATCTAGGCACGGCGATCAGAAGGTGACCACCATAGATGAGGACCGGCTTCTGATCGGTCGCTTGATCCGAGACGGTCACGAGTCGGTCTTGGAACACGCGTCGGCCACGTTCCTGATTGAGGGGATTAGCCGTTGCTGCCTGGCGCAACTGACCCGGCACCGACTGGCGAGCTTCACTGTCGAGAGCCAGCGCCGGGATCGTGTCGGAGGCTACAAGATGCAGGAGTTTGTGCACCCGAGGTCTGTGGAGAAGTGCGGCGCCATGATCAAGGCGAACGAGGCGGCCTACGCGTGCATCGCCGCGTACGACGCGCTTATAAAGGCAGGCGTCCCGGCGGAGGATGCGCGGTACTACCTACCCCAGGGAGTCACCACGCGGCTTGTGATGACCGCTAACTTCCGCGAGTGGCATCACATCATCAAGCTGCGAACGGCTCCAGATGCGCAGTGGGAGATCCGTGAACTGGCCGATAGAATCCGTTTCATTCTGAAGACGCTCGCGCCGAGCGTCTTTGAGGACCTGGCCAAGGAGGAAGCAAATGGCAGTAGCTGAAAGTGTCCGACGAACGGTGCTTGATCGTGATCATGGTCTATGCCAGCTATTCCACAAGCGGCCAACGCCGGCGACCGAGGTCGCTCATGTGCATCACCAGGGCGCGGGCGGAGATTCCTCCGATAGCGAGGTGAACCAACCGGACAACCTTATATCCGTATGCTCCGAGTGCCACAGGAAGTTACACGGGCCAGGAATACCGTGGCAGATTGTCCACTGGAACCCAGCGAGGAACGAGCTAGAAGTAATTGATCCGGAGGGGAGACCAGTAGACCATGAGCAGCTGTGGTTCTATCGGGCCCCGCAGGTCAGGGCGGCGATGGAATGCCTGGCGCGCGCGGCGGACGCCGTCCGCACCATGCGCCGGGCGAACTGGGAACTGGCGGAGTGCGTGACGTATCTATCTAATGACCTGTGGCAACTCATCCCAGACAGCGACGCGTCCAGCCTGTTCGACCTGGCCAGCGATCATCTCGGTCTAACCGCGTCTGAAGTGCGTCAACTGATCCGCGTCTACAAGTGGGCGCGGGAATGCGAGCTGTTAGATCATCTTGCCGAGGTTTCTCCTGAAGTGGCAGATGTTATCCGGCGGATGGATTCGGAGGGTTCGCTCGCGCGGATAGCAGGAACCCTGCCGACACGCCAGCTGTGGGACGAGATTGACAAGCGGCGCCAGTGGCACAAGAGGCTCCGGACATTCGTGATAACATCGGGGCCCGTCCGCATCGTCAAGGCGAGGTCGGCGGATGATGTAGAATGGCAGGACGGGGAGAAGATCATCCGCGGATCCCTCCTAACCGGCGGGGAGGACATAAAAGCTGAGGATTCGTGACACTGCAGGAGGTGACCGATGGACGATAGGGAATTGCGGATCAGGGCGATGACCGCTCCGAAAGAGAACAATGACGGGCGCGGTCCAAGTCCACGCCTACATGCCCTGATCCAGGAGGTGGACAGCCTAGAAGAAGATCCAACCCCGGAGCAGATCCGCGAGCTGGCGTACAGGTACTACGAAACCCCAGAGGTTGTTGAGATGATTGTCGAGGCGCGCAGCGCCAGGGAGAAGGGGAAGGTGCGGCCAGAGGTCCACAAGTCTAGCTGGGGCGTATGGCTGCCCGAGGAGCTTGATCTGTTACGGAGCATGTTCAACGAGCGCAATGGAGAATCCTTGCGCGACCTAGACGCCGAGATCGCCGACGCGCTGAACGCATTGCCGGCGAACAAGAAGCGCGGGATTCAGAGGACACCGAGCGCTGTCCAGAAGAGGAGGAAGATGATGGGCTTGACGGTTGTCAGTGGCCTGACTGGAATTATCGGGGAGATCGAGGCGCAGCTAGAGGCGGAGCGCAAGGAACGCATCCGACTAGAGAATGCACTCCGTGAGATCTGTCGGATAACGCAGGCTGAATACACGGATTCCACCAACGTCACACACGTCTTCGAGGAGAAGGACCTGCCGAAGATGATCAACGTCTTTGTGCAGGAGGTCCTGGAAGATGGATTATCATTCACCGAGCGGATAGAATGCAGATGATGCAGAAGCGAACAATATCATGGAATTGTATTGTGCTCGGTAGCGTCATCGTTCCGGATGGAGTGGACGAGCGCGGAGACATCGTGTTCCGCTATAATGGGGTGTCATGAAGATCAGTCCGGCGCTCCTGGAGGCTATCCGCACAGAATACATCACGGGCCCCGATCGGCCATCATTGGATGCGTTGGCCAAGAAGTACGGCGTCGGCAGCCGCACACTGAAAGCGCTGTCCTCGCGTGACGGCTGGGTCAGTCTGAGGGATGCGTATTCCCAGCAGATTGCAGAAGCATCCGCGCGCGCAGCACACGCGTCGGCTACGGCGGCAGTGGCAGGGAGCGTAGATGCTAGAGACCGGTCGGCGGAGATCCTGCGGTTTGTGCGGGACGGGTTGACCCAAGCCTTGCGAGAGACGATCAAGCGGCTTGTGACGTCGCGCGGCATGAGCGAGAAGGAAGTCGCAGAGGTTATGGCGCGCTGGGAGGACATGGCGGCCAAGGACATGATGAGGTTCCTTGCGCAAGGACCCCAAGCCTTGGCAGCCGTAGTGAAGGCGCTGGAACTTGTGGAAGGGCGTCCAACCGAGCGGCACGACGTCAAACTGCCAGCGGTGCCGATGAGCGAAGAGGATGAGGAACTTGTACATCGCCTATGGGACCAGGTGAAGGTGGATGCTGACAGCGACTGAGATGTTGCGCGACGTTCTGATCGGCTACGGCGCGACCGATCCGTTATTCTGGGCGCGGGCGCATCGTGTCATGCCGGATGGCGGTTACTACTCAATCACGCGGCCACCGCACAGAATGCCCTATCTCCGGGATGTGTATCGTGCAATAGGGAACCTACCCGTTGGTGGAAGGATCGTAACCATGAAGTGCGCGCAAACAGGCTGGACAGAGCTGGCGATCAACTCGGCCCTGTGGTTCATGGATCATCGGCGGGAAGGGGTCTTGTACATGCTCCCCAGCGACCGCGTTCTCTCCGACATGGCGCAGGCGCGGATTGACAAGGCCATCCGGCTTTCCGGTACGTTGCGGGCGGCGTTCTCCGACATTACTAACGTCGGTCTCAAGGTCGGGTTTGGCCAGCCGCTCTACCTGCGCGGGGCGCATTCGCTGGAGAAGCTGCGCGAGATCGGTGTTGGCATGATCGTGCGGGACGAGTTACAGGTCATGCCGGAAGAGGCCGCCGAACAAGCTCTGTCGCGTTTGGGGGCCAGCCGGTACAAGTACGTTATAGACCTATCGAACCCGCAATTCCCGGAGACTGGGATTCACACGGCCTACATGGGAGGGACACAAGAGACGTGGCAGCTATGGTGTCCGTGCGGGGAGCGGGCCGAACCGCGCTGGCCGGATAGCATTGCTGACGTTGACGGCGTCCCAACGCTTGTATGTCCGGAATGCAAGCGGCCACTTGACAAGGCCAACGGGGCATGGGTAGTCGGAGCTCCCGATGCACCTTACAGATCGTTCCGCATGTCGCAACTTGTTTCGCCTACCGTAACTCCGGCGGAGATCGTGGCGCAGTACAACGAGGCGCGCGGGAACGCCACAAGGATGCAGGTGTTCTACAATATGACGCTGGGGCTACCGTATGCTCCAGAGGGAGCTAGAATCACGGACGAGGTTCTGGCGGCGCTACCGCGGTCAGGGGAGATGCTAGCTGGTTCAGTGCGACCGACTGTGATGGGCGTTGACGTTGGGGCCGTGCTCCACGTTGTGATCCGGCGGATGGAGGGCG